GAAATTCCAAATATGCTTCTTTGTGGTCCTCCTGGTGTAGGTAAGACTACGGTGGCAAAAGCACTTTGTAATGAATTGGGAGTAGATGTTTATGTCATCAATGGATCCGACGAAGGTAGATTCCTCGATACTGTCCGAAACAATGCGAAGAACTTCGCTTCGACCGTCTCACTTTCGTCAGATGCTAAACACAAAGTCGTCATCATTGACGAAGCAGATAACACGGGGAACGACGTACAACTCCTCCTACGGGCGTTTATTGAGGAGTTTGCTGGCAACTGTCGCTTCATCTTCACCTGTAACTACAAGAACAAAATCATTGAACCCCTCCACTCCCGATGCGCCGTCGTTGAGTTCGGGATCAAAGGAAAAGAAAAAACCCAGTTGGCAGGATCCTTCTTCAAGCGTTTACAGGACATCCTGGATGCGGAAGGTGTACAATATGATCCTAAAGTCCTTGCCGAACTGATTAATAAACATTTTCCTGATTGGAGGCGAGTTCTCAATGAATGCCAACGATACTCTGTTGGTGGAGAAATTGACTCTGGTATTCTTGCATCTTTTTCTGACGTTGCCGTAAATGATCTCATTAAATATCTCAAAGAAAAGAATTTCACAGAAGTCCGAAAGTGGGTGGTCGCCAACTTGGACAACGATTCTTCTATCATTCTTCGCAGGGTTTATGACTCCCTTTACTCTGTTTTACTTCCCCAGTCTATCCCTGCTGCCGTTCTTATTATTGCTAAGTATCAATACCAAATTGCGTTCGTGGCTGATCAGGAGATTAATCTCCTAGCAGCACTGATTGAAATTATGGCGGAGTGTGAGTTTCAATGAACCCTTATAAAATTGATAATAAACTTCTTAAAGAAGTTCCAGTGAAAACAACTCCTGAGAATGTAAAAGAGGCAAATGAGGCACTCTTTTACTCTAAAATGAATCTACCGCAAGCAGCAAAGCATTGTGGAATGACTCAGAAAGAAATGAAACTTACCTTTTTTGAATACCTGAAATATAACAAACCTGATTATGAGCATGAAAAAAATTAAACCAACTCTTGAAGATCTTTACAATACATCTGTTCCTTTTAGGTATTCAAAACAAAAATATCAATCCATTGAATTGGATAAATCTATTGATTATCCTAAAATAGTTGTTTATGCTATAAATGCATATAATCAAATTGTAGGTAATCTTTCAAATTGGCAATTAAATAGGAAATGTTTTAATACAACAAGGTCAGTGAGTCATTCATTTTATGATGGAGTCCATTCAAACAGTATTGATACTGGATTAATTTCTAAATCTGCTGCTGATAAAAAAAAGAAAGATCCAAAGTTTGTAACAACTAAAGATCACATATATGTTCCACAATCTATGGTTAGAATGGTATTGGATAATCCTGAAAAATATCTTAAAGACCCTAACGATTTTTTTAAGTTATTTTATAAATCTTGCCAAACAAGAGAAGTTACTAAGGAAGAAAATGATTTGTTATCGAAATGTGTAAAGTCTGGAAAAGTTGAAAATGGTAAAAAATATGATAGAATTCAGATTCTATGCTCTTTGTCTCAAAGATACAATCATTGTGGTATTGTAATGCTTAAGAGGGAAAGGGGGCGCGGATGGTATCATAAAGATATGCCAATAGTAGATGCTACTATTGATACTCCTGAGGGTTATGATGAATATGAATCTCAGTTTATTGTTGAAGAGTTTGAATAGTTAAAAATATGTTATCTATTGAAGATGCAATTTGGGCAGCAGATCAATTTGTACAGTACTATTCCAAGTTTAATCGTATCGATGATTATCTTCGTTATGTTAAACGTAGTAGAATGGATAATGCATCTGGAAAATTGTTCGGGCCTGAGGATGAGATTTTCTCCAATTTCAATCTTCATCCAAATGAAATGTCATTTTCAATTCATGAGGTAAATACCAATCCCAAAACAACATCCAAGTACAATCAAGATCTTTACTCAGAAATTTTGAATGATACTGCATCAAATCCTATCGAAGAAGCAATTCCTGGTAGAACTTTGAAGTGGATTGTGACTGAGGATACTAGCAATAAGATAATTGGAGTAGTCCGATTTGGATCTCCAACAATTAATTCAAAACCAAGAAATGATTATTTTGGTGAGGTTATTTCACTTTCCAGAATTAACAGTGAGTTTGTAATGGGATTTAACATTGTCCCTGTTCAACCATTTGGATACAATTATCTTGGTGGAAAACTTCTTGCTCTTCTTGCTTCTTCCAATGAACTCAAGCGACAATTTGATCGTAAATATGGAATTGATCTTCAATACTTTGAAACAACTTCACTATACGGTACAACGAAAGGAGTATCCATGTATGATGGTCTTAAACCTTATATTCGACACATAGGAGATACTGAAAGCAATTTTCTCCCTCTATTTCATGATGATTACTTCAAGGAAATGTTTTGGTGGTTTAATAATACTGCCAATGGTGGAGAAAGACTCATTTCTGCAGATAAGTCTTCAAAGAAATTGAAGATTCAGACTAAGATGATTTCTATTATTAGGAATTCTTTGAAAGGTCATTCTAAGTTAGATGAATTTAATTCCTGCATCGAACACGCAAAAACTTTAACTGAAAAGAAAAGATATTATCTTTCTAAATTTGGATATGAACCTCAAGAAGTCATCGAATGGTGGAAGAAAAAGGCATCAAAGAGATATGAAAAACTTAAGTCTGAAGGTCGTTTAAGGACAGAACTTGAGTTGTGGAAACATGGTAATGATTTGGAGATTATTCGATGACTTATGAATTGAAAGATTGGTTGAATTCTATCAACCAAACAAAAAATAATATTATGGATGAAGATCCTACATCTGAAAAAGAATATACACCTTATATCATCAATCGCTGTCTTTCTGGGCATATTGACTGTTTGATGTTTGCAAATGAAATGAACCAATATCATTTCCTCCCAAAGAAGATGCAATATGACTTTTATATAAATAGTCTGAGGAAAAAGAAGAGATATTCTCCCTGGCTCCGACAAGATAAAATCAAAGATCTTGATTATGTCAAACGTTATTATGGATATAGTAATGAAAAGGCAAAACAGGCTTTGAGGATTCTTACTAAAGAACAACTAACATTTATTAAATCGAAATTTGAAACTGGAGGAACAAAATGAGTGTAGTTCAAGAACCTGAAGTGAAGTGGACGCCCGACCAAATGGTGGAAGTGATTCTCAATGAACCTGATGATTTTCTAAAGGTTCGTGAGACTTTGACCCGTATCGGAGTTGCTTCAAGAAAAGAAAAGAAAATCTATCAGTCTTGCCATATTCTGCATAAGCAAGGTAGATATTACCTGGTTCATTTTAAAGAATTATTTGCTCTCGATGGCAAACACGCAAATCTGACTGTAAATGATGTTCAACGTCGCAATCGTATTGCCCAACTTCTTGCCGATTGGAGTTTGATTACGATTGTTGATGTTACTAAGATTCAGGACATTGCTCCTTTGAATCAGATCAAAGTTCTTGCTTATAAGGACAAGGGTGACTGGATTCTGGAAACCAAATATAATATTGGTGCTAAAAAGAAAAAGGTTGAGGAAACTGAATAATCTGGGGAGAGGGGGTTGACACCCCTCTTTTTTTGTGGTATACTAGTTGGGTAAACCTACGAACCCCCTGTCTTAATTTCAAGACAGCATCTTCTTTATAGGTTGATGAATGGTGAGTAGATTATTGAATAAAGAAAATGTTTGAAACGAGAGATTTTACTGGAAATATTTCTGTAGACACAGAATTTCCATATGAAGAATATGTTAGATTGCCAGAAGTTCCATGTCAGCGTAATACTGAAGAAAGGATAAAGAATGCAAAGCATCTAAAATATTTGCGTCCAGAACAGTGTATTGTACATCTGGCGAAACTTGGCAAAGAATCAAATATCAAGGGTAAAATATATCCTAAAGATATGGTATTTCGGGTGGATGGTAATACTCGTGCTATGGCTTGGGAGACTGGTAAGAGTGATTATATCCCTCAAAAATTAATTGCAATTACTTATGAGTATGAAACTCTAGACGAAATTAAAGAATGCTATAACACTTTTGATTCTACGGAAGCAACTGAAAAGAATCAACAAAAATTATTTGGTGTTTTGACTGGTTTTTATAACTATCAACCAAAATCTGAAAAACTAATTCAAGGAGCAATTTTATCTGGACTTAGTAAAGCATGTCATTTTATGTGGCCTTTGCGATGGAATCAACCCAGTGTTAAAACAGACCAATTAGAAGGAATGGTTGGTGGTTGGATTGAAGAAATTAAAGCACTTGATGAATTAATGGCAAATAAAAAGGTTTGGAATCAACCATTTATCTGTGCCGCTTTAATGAGTCTTAGGCACTATGGAGTGAACAATCAAAAGCTTCTTCATGCTTGGAACTTGATTACTTCACAAAAGTGTAATCTTATGTCAGATGAAAGAGATGGTGTTTCTCATATTGTATTTGAATGGATGAATGGGAAGTTTTTCAAAGATGCTACAATTTGTAAAGATACTAAATGGGAAAATATGAATCGCACAGTTTCTTATATTTTGTATTGGTTGGATAAGTATATGGAAGATGAAAAACTTGTTAAAGTTGGTAATGGTTGGGATCGAGTTGCTTTTGAATATAAGAATAGGATACCTCAAAATAAATTGATGAATTCTATTTTTTCAATTGAGTCGTAAAACCGAATAAGAAAGTAGGGAGTTCAACACTCCCTTTTTTATGTTTTCTGTTATAATTATATACGGATGCCGTAAGGATCCACAAAACACAAACTCGCTTTTAAAGGAGCTACTATAATGACTAACCTTGCAACATCACGGTTTACTGCGTCCGATCTTCCTGCTTTGATGGAAA